GCCAGTTTTTACCTATTTTATTTAAAACGTCAATAAGTGGTTCTGGTGCCGTGCTATTCCATTGACCAATATAATATGCCGCTTCAACCTTACATTCTCGCAAAGGTATATCTTTACTGTCGTTTTTGTAATTATGCGTTACAAATAAAACTATTGATTTTTTAGTATGCCAACTATCTGCTATGCGTTCTAATAACAACCTTTGGCCAGTTGGTAATTTACTGCCTTCCCTTTTAACTTCCATTAATATTAGCGCCTCGTTGTCAAACTCTAAAACGGCGTCAATATCGCTTGGGTGTATTTTACCGTTCTCAACGCCAGTAAAATCTAAACCTTGCTTTGCCTGGTTGCTATTTCTTATTAGTGATTTCATTCATTTTGCTTTAGCCATAATATAGAAACGCCAAATACTAAAAACATTATTTGCACCATACGCTCATCTTCTTGCATCTCAAACGCTTCGTATTTGCCACTTGCAAAATTTAAACCTAATACCAAACCAAAAATTGGAAAAAAAGTAATTTGAAAAGTTCCCATATTAAAAATATTTTTTGTAAAGGTACTCATAAATTTCAAAAATCTTTGCATTAACGGTTTGGTTTGTATAGTAGTCTGGCGATTTTGTTATTGTACCCATAACGTCTAATATTAAATATATGCCTCTAAACGTAGGCTCTGGCATAATTTTTATATTATTTCTTATGCACCATATTTTAGCATTTGTTTGCGCTTCTGTTGGTACGTACTGTTTTATGTTTTTACGTTTTGCCATTAAAAAGGTATTACATCTTTTTTATCTTCTATTTTAGGTACTGGTGCAGGCTTAAAAACAGGGGGGTCAAATTTCATATCTCCAGCATTTAAACCTCTATATACACCGCCATTTTTAAAGTCTGGCGCTATATTAAAACTACCAAGCTGCCCATTTTCTTTACGCTTTACTTTTTCAACGTAAACCTCAACGCTATCGCTTCCGTAATTAGTTCTATTGCCAATATTTCTAAAGCATATCATACCATTGTATGATTTATTAAAAAAGTCCGCAGACCCGCTTATATCGTATAACGTTGGTTTTTTATACTTACCATTATCGCTTTCAATTTTTCTAGGGTGCGCCACTAAATATAAGTGCGTATTTGTTTGTTGGCAAAATTGTGTTATTTGCGAAAGTGCTTTTCCAATATAACTGTGGTCTCTTTGCGCGCTATGGTCTAGCATATTCCAAGGGTCAATAACACAAACGTTTACACCTTTTTGAAATACAAGGTCTTTGAAATGGTTTAGTATTGCCTCTAGCGTTAAGTTTTTAAGGTCAATTTTAACCCAGTAAAAATGTTCCTCAATAAAATCTTTTGTTTTGTTTAGAGCTTCGCTATCGCAGTTTTTTTCATTTAGTTTATTTGCTATACGCTTTATATGCCCCTCGTATGGCCAGCTTTCTGGGCTAAACATAGCAACCCTAAAATCGTATTTCATTGCAAGGTTTACGCATATCTGGTCTATAATATCAGACTTACCGCTATTTGGTATACCAGTTACTACCGTCCATTCTCCCATAGCCATTTTATAATATTCGTCGCTTATACCTAACTCAACGCTATAATTTACTATGCCATTTTCGTTATACCTTAGCACGTCGTCCCATATATCTGAAACATTTAAAACGCCTTCTAATGGAAAGTTTTTAGCTTGCTTTACAATATTGCGCAAGTCCTCTGCGCCTTTACTTACTAAAACTTCGTTAGCGTCTTTATACTGTCCAAAATCTACATATTTGCAGCGGTACTGCCCAAACCTTCTAGCAAGTTCGTTTCTAAGCTGCAAACCGGCGTCGTCGTTATCTGTGCAAATAATTATTTCGTCTTTGTCCTCAAAGTATTTCCAACAGTTATCTAAATATTCTAAGCGTTGGTTTCCTTTACTGGCTCCATTTGGTACTGAACAAACAGAATAAATACCGGCTTCGTGTAAACTTAGCGCGTCCATTTCGCCCTCAACTATATAAACTTTTTGTAGTTCGGTAATATTATCTAAGCCATAAAATATAAGTTCGGCCCCAGATACCATTTTAAAATTCTTTTCGGCATCTCTGTATTTAATATTTACTAGCGTATTGTTTCTGTAATAATTAAAATTTATTGTTGAGCGGTTTTTTTTAATCTGCGGTATAAATGTTTCGCTTTCGCCTATTTTCCAATGCGCAAGTGTCGCTTCGCTTATGCCTCTGCCTTTAAACCATTGAACTATTTTGTCGCTAAGTTTTAATTCAATTACAGGCGGTTTTATATATTCTTTTTTAGGTTTAAATCTAACAGACCCAGACCAACCGCAGTTATGGCAGTTGTAAAACCCTTTTTCAATATTTACACTAAGGCTATCGTCGTTTTTGTTTTTTCGCGTTTGATGGCATTGTGGGCATTTAGTTTTAAGTTCCCCAGATTGGCGCCCTTTAAGTGAAATACCTAATTCTAAAAATTCAGCTTGGTACATAATAATTCGTTTAGTTATGGCTAAATTAAAAATTTATTTTAAATCCGCAAGTATTTTTTTTAGCTTTTCCAAATACAACACAAAATCCATTGCTTCCTCTTGAGCGTGTTTAAGCCATTCTAAGGGCGTTAAATCTTCTCTGTCTAGTGTTACCCCATATTTTTGCGTTCCTACGTTAGAACGGCTTATAAATGCCTCTAACACGTTATTTACTATGCTATCGTTTGTAAGCGGAGTACAATTTCTACATTTTCCTTTCATCTGTTATATATTTTATTATTAGTTCAAAATCCTGTGGCGTAAGCATTGCGTTTTGTTTTAATATAAATTGGTTTAAATAACTGCCGTCGTTTAATTCAGCAACAAGTTCCATTTCGCCAATTTTGTTTTTACCGTAATGCCATTGTTTTACGTTTTTTATTTTAGTCATTGCAGCTGGCTTTTTTAACTCCGCTTCTACTGCATTATACTTTGCCATTATGTTATCTATTTTGCGTACACTATTGCGTACATTTTTTAGCGCCGGTAACGACAATACATTGGGTCTCCAAAAAGCATCCTCTCTGGCCCATTTTACGGCAGCATAAATACGCCTTAAATCGTAATCGTTTTTTTCAAACCATTTTAAAGCATTTTTCCAAGTTGTTTCCTGGCTTTTATTTTTTGGTAGTGTGTTTTCGCCTTCAAATAGTTTTATAAAATTTGGGTAGGCGCTTTCAACTAAATTAGAAAATTTAGGCGACGCATCAACCTTTTTAGGTTGTGCGGTAGTATTTCTTTCTTTTAGTATTTCTTTACTATCAATAATATTATTATTAGTATTACTTTGTAGCCGATTTGTGTGCGGCCGGTTTTCGGGCTGCACGTAAACTGTGCCGCCGGATAATCCACCGCCGGATAATCGGTCTGCCGGTTCTAAAACCAATTCATAGTTATAACCAATAAACAAACCTTTGTCTCCTTTTACCCTTTCGCGTATTAAATAACCAGCATTTTCCAACTCTTTAATTTTTGATTTTACGGACGCTTTGCCTTCCTTAAAAGCGCCAATAATAAACTCTATTGAAATACTAAATTCGGAAGTGTGAGAAAATAAAAAACAATATAATCCAACGGCGCCCATTGATAAATTGTTGTCTCTTAAAATTGGATTTGGTACAACCGTAAAGTTTGTAAAATCTTTAGGTTTTTTTATTATTCCAGTTTTCATAAAATAAAAAAGCAGGGGGTTCGGCGATGCGGCGCTTACTACCCTTGCTTTAAATGTTTTCCTTTTTTAACTCGGTTCCGCATAACTAAGTTAAAGTACAAATATAAATAATTATTCTAGTATCATTTTCATTTTTTGGCAAAATGTTTTCAGTTCGCCGTAATACCGTAAAAAGTTTTTTAAACTAATGTGGCCATCTCCATAGCGCTCAAAAAGTATTTCTATAAGTAAGTCCCTTTCAACCTCTGTTATAGTTCCAGCTAACTCGAAACCGTCTGCGGCGCCAGTAACTTCTTTATACCTGCATCGCATCTTTTGGGTATCTTCATTATAATAAATAAAAATGTATCTCATAATCCGTTGTTAAAATATTGGTCAATTACTATTTTGCACTTATCAAAATCGTTAAGCCAAACAGTAAACCAATTACAACTTTCTAAATCTTTGAGCCACTTCTTTTGGTTAAGACTTGGTTTATTATATCCAGCTTTTAATTCAATCGCTAATCCATTATACTGACCGCTAGGCGTAAAAATTAGTATATCTGGTATGCCACTTGTTAGACCTAAATATTTTAATTTAAAACGCTCAAACGGCGAACGCTTCCCTTCGTTAGCTGGGTGCGTTACTAATGCCTTTGGGTATTCAAGACCTATATAATTTAATACTGCCCTTTGTAAATGGTCTTCTGGGCCTAAATACCGCATATACGGATTATACTTTGCCATTTTACAAAGTTACTACAATTTGCTTTCAAATTGAATTTCAATATCAGCATTTATTGGCAATGAATATTTTATGTTATATTCCTTAAATAAAAAAATTGCCCTTTCAAGTTCAACTTCATTAATTAAAACAACACAATCTTTTATGTAATTGTGTTTTGGAATATCGTCTTTAAACCATTCAATAAGATATTTATTTTTAGCTAAAGATACAGTACTGTAAGCAATACTATATTTTTTAGCTATTTCCTCTATTGTCAAACTACTAAAATGGTAATCATAGGCAGCATTTTGCAAAGTAAGTTCTCTTTTTGTCATCCCTATAATATTATTATTCCTTTATCGTTTCTTTCATAGCCTTTATATCCTGTTGGTATACCAGTTTCTAAATAAAACTTCCAGTCTCTAATGGCGTTTAAATAAGCGCTGCGACCCTCGTCTATCATTTTTTCACTAAGCGTATAACATTCTACTGAAAATGGGTAGTTAGTTTCAATAGCTATAAATACAAACTCCTTTGGGTCAATGCCTAACATATCGCTATAAAACGCCGCTTGTAAATGGTAACCGTATTTATATACATCGTTTTTAAACGCTCTAGGGCTATTGTCCTGGCACGTTTTAGGGTCTGAAATAAAGCCTAACATCTTGTTTACGCAATCTGGTCTAACCCTTACCGGTACGCCCTCAAATTCTGTATAATGTGATAGTTCAATATCGCCTTTTGTATAATATACCGCTTGCTCGTTTTGTTTAAAATTGTTTTGTATGGCTAGTATATCGTGATAGGTTTGTTGGTCTATAACTTCTTTGCCATTCGATAATTTTTCGTGCTTAGCCTTTTCAGCTTTACCCTCTTTAGTTCTCCCGTCAACCTTTGGCATTATATAATAATCATTATAAAACTGCTCTGGTTCTAAAACCGCAGTATGTACCGCCGTACCTAATTGTAAACTGCTGCTAGTAAATGGCTTTTTGTTAATGAAGTGGTAAACGCTTTTTTTGTGTATTGCTTTTAACCCACTTGCACTTATTGCATCGCTGCTATGGTAAACCTCGTTGGTCTCTATTTTAGTAATTATTTTGTTGCTCATATCAAATTAAATTTTTGTAGTAACTTAATAAACCAGCCTCTGTTTGCGTAGTTTTCTGCTTCTTGTGGCGTTAGTATTTCAACTCTAATGCCGTGCTTAGTTTGGCGCTCGTAATAAACCAATCCTGTTTCTAGTGTTTTAAATTTTTTCATAATAAATAGTTTAAAGGGGCCGTAGCCCCTTAGTTAGTTTTATAGTCTTTTAAGATATTTTTTAAATAAGTTTTTTGCGTGAAACTCACTATTAGCATTTAACTTCATAACCCATTGTGGAACTATAAGCCTAACAGTTTCAACTCCGTAGTTTTTTCTCAACCATTCTGTTTTGTTATGGTCAAGTGTCAATTCATAACCAACCCACTTATCATTTTCAGAAACATTAAAAATTTCTATATTATGTTCCCAAAAAGTGTAAACCGCCATATACATACCTTCAATGTCTGCATAAGTTTCATAGCTACCAACCCTATCAGCAGCAGCGTTTAAAATAGCTTTCTTAATTATATGTCCGCTATTTTCTTCCCATTCTTTGTCTAAGTAATCTCTAACTGTTTTCATAAAAAATAATTTAGTTAATGTTTGTTTACACTGCTAAATTAAAAAAATTCTTTTAATTACCAAACATTTTTAAAAATATATTTTAAATAAAAAAAGCGGCCCATTATAGACCGCCTTTTGGTTTAGGTTAGTTGTTTCCCTTAAAATGGTAAATCGTCATCAACTTCTACTGTTGCTGGCGCTGCTTCAAAATTAGCAGTTTTAGGTTCTGGCTTCCAAGTGTCCACTTGAACCTTTACATTCTTACCGTATTGGTCTGCTTCTTTTTTCTTTGAAATATCTAGCTTAACATATTTTTTACCGTTGTACTCAAATATATGTTCTTTTGGTAAATCGCTAAGGCAAACCGTTATTTTAAAAAATTCGCCATACTGACCGCTTACTGTTTTGCCGCTTCCTGCGTAAATGATTTCTTTGTTTTCCATAATTGTTACTGTTTTAATTTAATTTGATTATCGTTTAATTTTTGTAGCACCTCGCAAATTGCATCTGGTGTACCTTTTATTTCTATTTTAGCGCAACTATTGCTTTCGTATATAACTTCTATATTATCAATCGTAGTGGTTTGCATTATATACTAAATTTATCTTTTATCTGCGCGCGGTATTCTTTTTTCATTTTAAAGGCGCCAACAACTTTATATGCCTGCTCTTTAGTACCTTTTAATGTAGATTGTAATTGACTATCTGTAAGCCAAGGTCTATTATCTGCTTCTTTGTTTTGGTTTTGCACGGCATTACCCACTTCCTCTGCGCTTGCAATAGAAGTGTCAATACCTATGCCCAAATATCCTAATGCGCGGCCTAGAGCGCTTGTAAAACCGTTCTCTAAAAAGCTGGTCTTGTTTATATAGCTACTATCTCGGTATTCCTGGGCGTGCGCCGTTACAACAACGTTTCCCTCGCCGTCTGTTATAGTTACCTTAAAAACGCCTTCCTTATCGTCTAGCCTTTCAATAGTTTCTATAATACCCCAGTTAGTAAATACGTCCTCTGACCTAAAATGTTTTAACCGCTCATTTACGGTAATGTAATTGTTCCCTTTAATGTTTACTGCTTTCATAATAAATTGCTAATGGTTAAACTTCTATTTCTATACCTAACTCCCTAAGCGCCCTAATATCTGAAATAGTTAGCCTAGTCGGTTCGTCTAATTTGCTCTTTAGCGTTGGCATCGTGCAACCTAAATGCGCGCATACATCGCGTTTTAATAGCTTCTTTTCTTTTAACTGTTGTCGTATATCCATTTGTAAATAATTTCTACAAAAATAAAAATTATCTTTTAATTAAAAAAATATTTTACATAAAAAAAGGGGCAGCAATCCGAAAATTACTACCCCTAGCAAAGAAACAAAAAAGGGAATCTTAAAAATTATATGTTTCTAACCATTCTTTTGCAGCTTTATAAAATTCATTATCTGGAAATTTGCTAACATCTATTTGGCCCATATTTCTTTTGTCAAAAATAGGGTCGCAACTGTAATGCGCAATATGGTGCCAGCTTTCTAAATTGTTTACGTTTGGATAATAGCAGTTGTGCGTATCGACCATTTTAATTTTATTGTTGTGGCACGCAATATTTAAACCGTACATCGCTTGCCACCAACTATGATTGTTTCCGTTTTGTTCTGTTCCTATTTTAATACTCGTTTCAATTATTTCGTTTATAATCTTTTTAAGCGTTTTAACGCGCGCTATTACATTAAATCCGCCGTTCATATAATTATAATCGTCGTGTTTTAAATACTTCTTTATAATGCCGCTATTTGCGCTTGTCGGCTTTGTTATATGCAAATGCCAATCATTATAAATAGCGTCTGCAACCACTTCGTCAAATTTAGGAATATATCCATCGTACTTTTTTAAATGTACTAAATCAGCGTCTATAATTTCAACAACTTCATCGTCTGGCAAATCTTGTATTATTTCTCTAGCGGCGGTAAATACATTTGTAGGAATATAAATATCTCGCTGCAAATCGTACATATCCAAAATGCTATCTACCATTTTGTAAGGCAGTTTTAAATTCCAATCTACATCGTCTTGTATAGGCTCCTGCTTATTATTGCGTTTTACTATTGGTATAATCGCTTTGTTCTTAGCGTCGTTGCCATATACTTTCAAATGTTGGTATTGAAAAAAACTAATTTGTCGCCTAAAATATTCGTTGGCTACTGCGCAAGGTATTGAAATCATATCAGCTTATAATGAACGTAAAAATTATTAAAACTTTCTCCTTGGAACGGTTCGGTTCTGCCGTGTTCGCATATAGCGCTTTCGTATAAAATCATTTCGCCTGGTTCTGCATATACTTTATGCCATTCTCCGTTATGGTCTTGTATATCTAGCGGCCAATCTTCGCCAAATTCTTTATGCGAACAACCGCAACGCAAATCTTTATCTACTATTATAATGCTGCTAATATGGTGCGTTTCTACCCTATCGACGTGCTTTATTAAAGTGGCGCCTTTTTTATAAGACCTTATGCCATATATAAAAGTTGGCTCAATTTTTTGACCGCAAAACTTTTCGTGTATAGGCTGCAATTGCTTGTGTATTAATGACCTTATGCTAGTCAAATGCTCAAACGAATATATATCGCTGCCGCCGCCTATTATTACGTTTTCTTTACCCTCAAAAACTTCTTCTGTTTTTTTGTTTTTTAAAATCTCGTATGCGTCTTTTATTATGGCCCAGGTTTCTGCTGGAACCTTTACGACCTTAAAACCTTTTTCTGTTAATTTTGGTATTTGTTCTTTGCTAGTGTACACTTTTGGTTTATTTAATTTTTCAAATAAATTAGCGTCTTCGGCGCCATTCCAATCGTTTTCGCGCCACCAAGAAGTTATTATATATTTAATTCCTTTTGTTATTGTGGTACCTTCGTGCATTGTTTCTGGCTGCGGTTCGCCGTCAATTGTGTTTTCCCAAACTACCGCCTTACCTAATTCTGGCTTTATTATTTTTCCCAATTTAGGAAAACTAGTGCCGCCACCATCGAAATCGTCGTTTAAATAAATCATAAACGTAAATGTACGGTTGCCACTAGACAGGCAATGTTTGTCGTAAGCATCGCCACTAAAATAGTCGTTATGCTCTTTAAAGAATTGCCCTACTTCGTATTTTTGACCTTGTAAATCTTCTCCCTTTTTAATATCCAAACCTAAATTGTCGGCTATTTTTTGGTGTATAGATTTTACGGTTGGGTCATTAGGCGCCAAATTAGAAGTGCTGGAAGTTCGTGTTTCTGAAATACCGCTTCTGTCTGTTCCGCCAACTACAACGCTAGAACGTACGTTGTTGGCCTCAATCATTTCGACTAAAGCCTGGCACTCATTTTTGCTAAGAAATCCATTTATTTCTTTTACCATAACATATTTATTTTAGCAAGCGTTTCTTTGCGCTACTACAATACCGCCGTTACTTATTTGAACTTGATAAGTTGCTGCAAAATCTGACGTTGTACCAACTCCATACCATTTAAAGTCTCCATCAAATGGATTAGTACCGTTAGAATCTACAAACCATCTGCCGTCTAATTTAGTCGCTTGTGTTTCAAAATCGCCTTCATAATAAGCAGTAAATGCTAAAAACTCAAAACATTGGTTATCTGTTGTTGAACCGTTTGTTTCACTAGCCGTTATTCCCCCTTGCGTTACCAAAACTGGCGGTGTAGGTGTAGGTGTAGGCGTAGGTGCAACTGGAACCGGTGTTGGCGCAGTAGGAACTGGCGTAGGCGTAGGGGTTGGCGCAACTGGTACTGGCGTCGGAGCAACCGGAACAGGTGTCGGCGCTACTGGTACCGGTGTCGGAGCAACTGGTACTGGCGTAGGTACTGGACCTTCACATTCACTACAACCGTTATTTAATGGGTAACCTGTTACGTCAATAGAATTTTCGTCCCCTGCATTTGCGTCGTATTGTGCTTTAGTTGCGCCATTTTCAGCATAGTAACAAGAACCAAATATACTAATTGAAGTCGCCGCTTCTTTATTAGCACTAACTATATATGTAGACGTTGTTCTTACAACCCTATCAATAGACGCTGCGCATCTGTTCATAAAGTAATAGTTGTAAGGGTCTACTGGTACTGGTGTAGGCGCTACCGGTACTGGAGTTGGAGCCGTTGGCACAGGAGTAGGCGCAACCGGTACAGGCGTTGGTGCAACAGGCACCGGTACAGGCGTTGGTGCAACAGGCACCGGTACAGGCGTAGGTGCAACCGGTACTGGAACTGGAGTAGGTGCTACTGGTACTGGTACTGGTGTAGGCGCTACCGGAACCGGCGTTGGCGCTACTGGTACAGGTGTAGGCGCGGTTGGCACAGGTGTAGGTGCTACAGGTACAGGTACAGGTACAGGAACTGGCACAGGATTTGGCGTTGGCGTAGGTGCAGGTACCGGAGTTGGCGCCGTTGGTACTGGAGCAGGTACAGGTGTTGGCGTAGGTGTTGTAGGTACTGGGCTAGGTATAGGCGCCGGTACTGGTGTTGGCGTTGGTGCTACCGGCACTGGTGTAGGTGCGACTGGGCAACCAACTCCTACTGAACCTGTGTAGGTTATAGAATTTAAGTCCGCGCCAGTAGTCCAATCATTTAAATCGCCTACATTGTAAGCATAAAAACTTTGACCATTCCAGCTTATAGAACTAGCCGTGCTAGGGTTACCGCTTGTATTTGGTAATACGCTTGTTGTTCTAATCCACATATCCAGGTTCTCATAAAAAGTATCTGGGCAACCTCTAACTATGTAATAATTGTATGTATCTACAACGGTTGGGTATGAAATTTGACTACTATTAAATAATGTATCAACGTCCGTTGATTGGTCGCCAATGTGAGAATTAAAACTATATATGTTTTGTTTTACATTATATTCTAATGTATCAATAACTAATAGTTTGCTTTCTGTAAAAGTATTAAAGTCAATATACAACCTATCGAAAAGTTGTATTGGAAATTGAGAATCTACTTTCTTTAAACTACCCTCATAACGTTGCATTTTAAGCCTGTTATCGTTTATGCGTTGTTGAGCAGTTAAATCTTCAATAAATCTAGGAAATGTATCGCCGTTTCTTAAAAATTTAGTTATATAACCTTTAAACTGTGAATCAATAGGCGCCATATAGCCCTTTTGAAAACGGTTAAATGTGCTACCCTGGTAAATATCTTTATATTCTAATTTATTAGTTAGCTTTTTACTTGTTGTTTGTGAGTTGCTAGTTTGTAAATTTTCTGTATTAAAAGACAATGTTTCGATTTCAGAATCTGGCGCATCTAAATAAAATAATGTTTCCCAATTCATTTGCACCCCACTAATAAACATAGCAACGTGCGTGCCTCCAGCTTGTATTATAGGCTTACTAAATTCAAATTTAATATCATACGGTAAATAATTTTCGCTTACACTGGGGCAGTTGTAAGTAATTTGTTTGTTATAAGTAAGCCATTCGCCGCGTCCGCTATAAATATAAAAGTTTACAAAAGACGAATTTACCCAAAGGTTGTCTGTTTGATTATAATAAAACGTTTGGTAATTTCCTGTGTATGCTCCATTTAAGTATTCCCTAAATCTTACGGTAATTCTAAACGGTATAGCATACTTTGCTATTGTGCCTTGAAAACCACCGTTTTGCATTTGCGTTTCAAAACTAAAATTAAATTTAGTCGTATCTTCTTCGCTGCTTTGCGCTTTAATTAAAAAAGTGTTAGAAAGTACAAACTCAAAACTTGTAACCGTACCTGTTATTTTTGCAGACTTATAGCCTTTTATTGCATTGGTTTCTAAACTTACAAAATTACTATCGTATTCCCAATCTGTAAAATCGTCCTCAAAATTACCGTTAGGAATATAATTAAGTTGCTTATCTAAACTGACTGTATTTAAAACTTCAATGACACCACCGCTAGTTTCTTTTAAAAGGTCATCGCCAATAGGCAAAGCATCGTTTGGTATGAATACAATTTGACCTAGTACATTGTTGCCCGCTAAAATACCTAAATAATTATAGCGTTTGTATAATATAGACGCAGGGTCTGTAATGTCGGCATTATTAATTATAACCCAACTAGCTTGCGCTTGAAATATACGGCAGTTAAAACCTGTTAAAATTGAAGTTAAAACCTGCGACGTATTAAATTTATAAGTGTTTTGGTCGCTATAACTGCTACTATTTATAATAACGTCCTCAAATACATTAGTTATTGCAGCAGCGTTTTCTTCTTTTATGTTTGTTTTTACATAAATATCTGCTTCAAAACCTGTTTCATTTAAAGACTTGTGTAAACATTCCCAAAGCGTAACCTCGTTATTAGGCGCAATAGGGAACTCAATTCCCTTTAGTAACCCTAAACCATCTACTGCCTTAAAAGATACGTTAAAAGGCGCCGCAGATAACCTCTGCTGGTATGTGTCCTGTATTAAAAAACCTTGCCAAAATATTTTATAATTTTCTATAATGTTACCGCCTTCCCAAACGCCACTATTAGCGTCCCAAACAATATTTGTATTTTGCCATTCGTCGGCAGGGTTGTAACCTTGGCCTAATAAATTCCAAGTTTGACTTGCAGCCTCCCAATTTTCGCTTTGGTCTTCCCAATATGGAACTCGTGTTTCTGAATAATACAACTTAACTAAAAACTCGCGTTCGTCAAAATCGTAAAATTCGTCGTAGGTAACAGAATCAGTTTGTATTAAATTAATCTCGCAGTTGGAAGCTATAATAGGGTCGTAAAAATCATTGTCTTGTTCCCATTTTATAGAAATAGGCGAACCAGTACCTATTAAAGGGTAAATAAAACCGTTATAGTTTTTTTGTAAAATATCCAAACGCCTTTTATTCCCTTCCGTATCGGAAAAATCCAAACGGTATTTCGTTCCGTATGCCATAACTTATTTTATTCTTGACCTTGTTTTGTCTGCTCTTTGCAATGCAACTACTAAATCTTGCCCTCTTACTACAAATTCTCCGCTTACGTTTACATTACCGCTTGCGCCTTGGTCGCCTATTATGTTTTTAAGTTTATTAAGTGGCGCTATAACCTCTGGATTGCTTTTTGCACCAGGATATTCGCCTACTAAACCCATTGTAGGGCCGCTAACAATACCACCATTAGCAAAGGCTGCAAAACCACCGCTTTGTACTTTTGTTGCTAAACCAGTTAATACAGTACCTAATACTATTGCCGCAACTCCAGCGGCAGCGCCTATTCCTGGTATTGCAAATGTTTTTGCTAAAGCAGAAGCTGCAACCGCAGCCTCTCCCATTTGTTTTAACAACCCACCTAAAGCGCCTAATATTGCTCCGGATAAAGCACCCATTAAATTTTTACCGTCCACTATTGCGGTAGCTAATGCCTGGCCCATTGTTGTCGCTATTGAGCCAAAATTAACTTCAAAAGCCATTTTTAAATTATCTGTGCTTTTTGCTATCTCGTTAAATGTTTCAGCTACTGGTTGCGCTATTGGTAATTGCGCTATGCCTAACATTTCTGTTTTTAATTTAGCTACTTTAGGCGTTAAATCTTGTATTGCTTTTGTCGTTTCTTTTATAGCAGGTTTTTGATTTGGCGCTAATAAAGACAAGCCTTGTTGTTGAAAGTTTGATGCGCCGCCTGGTAATTGTGGGCCAGTAGGTGCTACTCCAGGCATTGCACTTGCACCACGTTTAGCATTTTTTAAAGACTGTGCGCTGGCTTCTGCTACGCCTAAAGATACTGCAACACCGGCAGCACCTCCGCTCATAAAACCACTTAATGCAGCTTTAGCTTGTTCAAATGTAGATAATGAAGGCGCAATTTTATCAGCAGCAGTAACAAATGCAGCCCCTAAACCTACTATTGCAGTGCCAAACAAAACAACTGGGTTAGCTAGCATTGTTATATTTAAACTCTTTACGCCTGTAATAAGTTTACCAATAACGGCGCTACTGGCAACCGTAGAAATAGCGCCAGATAAAACTCCAAATGCCGTTATCATATTTCCAATAACAACAAGCGCTGGCCCTAGTACAGTAATTATACCGCCTAAAATTATTATAGCTTTTTTAGCCTCTGGGCTTAAAGATTGAAAGCCTTTAAATAAATTCATTAAGGCATTGGCAGCAGATTTTATATAAGGCAAAAATGTACTTAATAATTCGCCACCTAATTCAGTAAAAGCAACCCTTAATTCGTTTAAACTTTTTTGCAATTTAAAAGACGCGCTTTCAGACGTAGCTTCGAACGCTTTGGCAGTTGCGCCTTGCGTTTTTGTCATATTATCAAAAATCTGCCTAGTAGTTTCTACGTTAGCACCTAGTAAATCCATTACCCCAGATAAAGCCCTAACATTACCAAACACTCTTTGCGCAGCAGTATCGTTGCCTTCAAAATTCGATTTTAAGACTTCTAGTGTAGCCAGCAAACCATCTTCTTTTAAAGACCTTCTTAACTCGGCGCTAGATAAACCCATTTCAGATAATGCAGCTTCGGCGTCTGTTGTTGGCTTTAACAAACTAGCAAATATACCTCTAACTTGCGTTGCGGCTTCGGCAGCGTTTGTACCAGTTCTTGATAGCGCAGCAAATGCAGCACCAACCTCGCCAAAAGTAACTCCCATATTAGAAGCAATAGGTAAAACCCTTCCCATAGATGCAGCTAATTCGTCAGCCTCTAGCTTACCTTCACGAACCGCAGAAACCATTACGTCTGTTGCGTCAGTTGCACTTAATACTTGCGAGCCATAAGCGTTCATTGCAGACGTTGCTAAATCAGCTACTATTTTAGTTTCTCCTAAACCTACCGCAGAAGCCTTTAAAGAAGCGTTTAAAACGTCCATAGCTTCGCTGCCACGTAAACCAGCAGATGTTATAAAGAATAAAGCCTCTGCCGCGTCGTTAGCACTAACGCCTGTATCTGCTGCCATTTTTTTAGCAGCTTCCCCCATTTTATCAACTTCTGCGCTTGCAACACCTACTAATGATTTTATTTTAGTCATAGACTTGTCAAAGTCTACGCCCATTTTTATAGCAGCGCCCCCAGCTAAAGCAAGTGGCAATGATAATTTTGAAAGGCTTGTGCCTACGCCAGTTACTTTTTTACCAAAAGATTTTAGTTTGCTGCTCGCGGTATTTAATGAAGCGCTTAACCTAGAAGCGTCCCCAGTTAGTAATACCTTTAATTCATTAGCTGCCATATAAATTTATTTACCTACAAAAATAACCAAAAAAAGGCACTTAATTAAGTACCTTATCAGCTAGCGCCTTAAACGCCTCAAATTGTTCTTTAGTAGACTTAGGGCCACTAGGTTTATTATAAACGTCCTGGGGCAGTTCAAATAGCTTATTCGGCTTTATTAAGTCTCGTTTTTTACTTACGTTAGTGTTGTAAATCATAGAGGAAACATAACGCACCATTTCCCATTTTAGGTTAGTGTTTATTAACCAACTTTCGCCTAATAAAGCGTTTTCTTTCCAGGTTTGCTTCCAAAACTCTGCTGGCTTTATACCAGCTTGTCCTATATAATAGTCGGTTAAATCGTCCCAAGTTAAGGAAGCTGCTACTTTTTTGGCGCTGCCTTTGTTGGTTTTGCAGTTCTGCTTATGCCGCCGTTTAATTCATTTCCTAAAATACGGCTTTCAGTAAGTGTATTAATCATTTCGTTAAACTGCTCTGTATTTATATCGTCTAACCAGGCGCCAACTTTGTAAATATTATAATCTATTTCGTTGCCTTCCTCTTGGTCGTAAGCTAACAAACCAGCATATACAAGCGCCCTAATTGTATTTAGGTTTAAAGAACTTGAAAAAACTTTGTCGATTTGGTCTAATGAAATGTTAAGTTCGTCTGTAAAAGCCGCCCAAAAATTCATTGAAAAGTGTAGTGTACGATTTTTCTCGCCAATCATTAACGAGTAATAACCTCTTTTTTTGTTTGCCATTTTGTTTCTTTTAATTAAACGTGAAAAAGGCGGTAAGTTAATACCGCCATATATTATAATAACGTTTCCCTATACGTTAGTAGACTTCACTATTGGGCCAGTAATGGTAATTGAACCACTATAAGATACTGGGCTTTCCATTTCAGCAGATTGCTCAATGCTAGAAATAAAACCTTCTGCGGTATAAATAGAATCGCCGCTTTCAGTTGTTCCAAAAATTGCAGTTATTTGCGTTCTGTTTATAATGTAATCTGCTAATTCGATTGCATTTGCAGTATCGCTATAATCTACTAAACCTTCAAAAGAAATTTCGCCACTTCTTACGCCAGAAATTACCTCTTGCCACCCTGCGCTATCTTTAGTAGTCGCTTCTGGTAGGTCGTGTGAAATTGTAAGAGTACACGACGTAGTGTGTCCTACTGTTACGTCCTCTACTTTAAGTAAAAGGTTAGTTCCGTTAAATACTCCTGTTGTTGCCATATTTATATTTTAAAATGTAATATTAATTTTTTTGTAAAGATAATATTTTTTTAGTAACTGTTTAATTGTTTTGTATGGGGGCTTTTACACCCCCTTTTATTTAAAATTGACCCAAAAGTTTAGCGAAGCTAAAATTCATTAGAACTGGTTAGCAAATGCCATATAGATATAGGTACTTGAAGTATTATTAAATCCTGTTGAAGTACTGTTAAAAGAAAAACCATTCGGCGTAAAATTTACAATAGCAGGGTCGTTTACAAATTCTTCACTTGATAAATTTGCATAAACTCTTTTGTCAGAACCTCTTTTATTATCAAGCATTTGCCAATCTCCTGTACCTCCTGTTACTCTTTTAATCATTACAAACGCAGGTTCAAAACCACAGTTTTGCTCATTAGGTATTGCTGCCCCACTGTAACTACCAAACTTACTAAATCCTGCAACCTCTGCGAAACAGTAGGCTATTGTTTCTGTATTTGCGTCAAAAGAAGTGTTAGACGTACCTCCAATTAAGCTACTTGTCATACCACTTCCCCACCACTTAAAGCTACCATTTTCAGCATTAGTATTAAATTGAAGCATATATCTACCATTTCCACCGCTTGATAAATCTTTGTGATAAATAAACCAGTTAAAAATGTCTGTGCTTTTTGTAATTACCATAGCTGGCTCTGTGTTTAATCCGTGTCCAGCAGTAAAGTCTCCACTTGATGGAACTGTAAACTTAACAATACTAAACCCAGCAGCAGGATTTGCACTAACAACAGAAGGAATACTACCGTTACTGTTTATAGCAGGTATTTCTGCTCCTTTCCAGTTCCAAGCAACTATGCCATTTCCATTACCGTTTGCTGAAGTTGTAGTACCTAAACTAAATCCATCTGCATCAAAAGATGTTATATGATTTGTTGTAGTATCTTCTGCATCTGTAAGACTTGAATAAAGTAGTTTAGTATTGCCTCTTACTGAATCAATTAAATTGTGGTGCTGAACGGCATCTCTATTTTTAATCCAAACAAAATCTGGTTGGAATCCAACCCCTGTAATTGAACGAGCAGTTGCATTCCCTGTATAAGTAACAGTATTAAAACTATCTTCTAAAGTAGGTTCTACTGCGGTAGGGTCAGCAGCAAATGCCATATAGATGAAAGTGTCTCCGCTACTATTTAAACCTCCAGATGTGTTTGTTAATTCAAATCCATTTTCTAAAAATGTTACTGGTCCATAAGCACGCTCTGCATCTGAAAGGTTAGGAGCTAAAACTAAATCAGCAACATTATTCGTAGCTCTTTTGTTGTCAAATATTGACCAATCAGAAACATTACTTGACCTTTTTATAATAACCATTGCAGGCTCAAATCCTGTTACAACAACATTTCCACTTGCTACTCCTGTACCAACATACGAACCAAAGTTAGAGAAACCTTCTACTGAATGGAAGGCATAACATATATATTCGTTATTTAAAACATTAAGAGTACTTGCTCCGCCTGTATAAAATATACTTGAATTAGGTAATGGTCTGCCTGAATCTGCTTTTGCATCAGTTTTGTTTAAATAAAGAAAATCTTGAGAGCCGTCAATAATGTCTGTATAAAAATACCAATCTAAAGGACTTGTTCTATTTTTTATAATAACAATTTCTGGAGGCAAGTTTAATCCGTGTCCAATTTCTCTTTGCGAATCTCCACTTGTATAATCTCCCGTATAACTAACAATACTAAACCCTGCCTCTGTATTAGCAGATACTTGAGATGTTATTGTTCCATCTGTGTTTGTTACTGCTGCACCTCCTGCTTTAAAGTTCCAAGCTACGTAGTTTTGACCGCTTTCATTTGTTCCGTTAGACACACCAAGAGAAAAACCATCAGAATCAAAAGAAGTTACATTTGTATTAGTGACTTCAGCAGATGTTTCATTACTTGAAATCATTTTATTTACCCCTCTAACAGAATCTCTTAATTGATTACCACTTATGCCTGTTCTTTCCTTTATCCAAACTAAGTCGGGTTGGAAATCAACTGAACCTACTTGGTTTAATAAAGGTGTAGATTGTGTGCCTCCATTTCCCTCATAAGTAATCGTACTAAAATGCTGACTTGGCACAATAGTAGGTGTACAATATTCTTCTGTATATAATGCTTCTACTTCGTATGGTCTTAATGCTCTGTTGAATATTCTTACTTGGTCTATTGAGCCATCTGAATAAGCAGGAGTATCAATTCTTGAAATACCTATTGTATGATTATCTATAACAGAAGGATAATCAATCCAAGATGTATTTGATGCAGTTCCAGTATTTTCATAAGTTCCTAATAATTTAGAGCCATTAACATATATTTCTTTATCTGTGTCTGTAACTTGCACTAAGATATGAACCCAATTAGTCGTTGGAGTTATATCTGCTTTATAAATTGACCTATTAGCTGTAGAACCGTCTGTAACATTTATTCTTATAAAACTTAAATCATTAAACCAACCTAATTGAAAATAATGAAGTGCACTTGAATCATCACTTGCTCCATAAGGGAAAATCCTACTTGTTAAAGTGTTTGGTTTTATCCAAGTACTTATTGATTTTATAATATTAGATTTATTAAAAGGACTACCGCTTGGTAAAGTAATTCTACTACTCCCATCAAAAACCCCTGCTTGACCAAATACACCTGTACCATAAGTAACATTCGTAGCAGTACCATTATAGTTTCCACTAACATCAGTAGCATCTCCATTTAATTGATATAAAGCTAAACCACCACCATCGGGAAATGGGTTGTATAAATCTACTGTATTAGTACAAGCACCGCCTCCTGCATCATTTGATTTGATTAATCTATTATTCATACTATTCAGTTATTGGTTCAACTTCATCTAAACTTGGCTGGGGGTAATATGCGTGCGAGTATCTTAAAACTTCTTCTACTGTTGTTAATGCGTTAATTTCTGTCTCAAATAAGTCTGACTTAGTAATTATATCAAGTCTTTCTTCTGCTATCTCTGCTGGTATCTCAATGGCTCTTTCAGCTAATCTTGTTACATACCAATCAGTAGGGCTTAGTAATTTACCAGCCTCTGTTTTGATAGCTTGTATCTTACTTGCTTTTAACTCTGCAATATCATAGTTAGGCTTTGTTTCAATTACATTGCCTTCCTCGTCTAATATATCGTGAGTACCTTCTAAGTCAATAGCAACTACATCGTAAGTGAATTTATCTCCATCAAAGTACATCGCAGAAAGCCTTTCGCTAATCTTATCGTATTGTGGTGTTACAACATCGTAAAACCCAAACTGTGTTGGGTCAGCTACTTTTCTAAAGTTTAAGTGTACACCATTTTCATCTTCCCATACATTAGGTAGCCTTCTAAATGTCTTAATGTTTCCGTTAATTTCTATTGCTTTCATATCTTATATTGCTTGTGAAATTGAAGTCCAAAATTCTCCTGCTGCAGTAACTACAACTTGGATAAAGTTAATTCCTGTGGTTGGTGTACCTGCTATAATTTTAGTGCCTGGGGGTAAAGTAAATGTATTACCATTTGCGTTTATAACTAAATCTTTAACCATACCTACTTGAGTACCTGCATAAGTAAAATCAGTTGGTGCAGTTAAAGTTTTTGTAAATACTTGTGCAGTACTAAAATCTACGGCTGAAGCAGCTACTGCGGCGCTTGTTGTAAATTCTGCTCCTAGTTTGGCATAGGTAATAACATCATTTGCAATAGTTAATGCAGTTGCTCCTGTAACGTCTCCTGTGTGGGTTTGATTATATAAATTAGTGGCGCCTTCTGCAATGTCGTCTGAATCCAAAACAACAACTCCTGTTTGACTATTTACAGAATCTACTGGAGCAGTTGAATCAATCCAATTTGTGCCAGTACCGGTACTCGATAAAATTTGTCCGCTTGTACCTAAATCGTCGCTACTATCTTTTATACCTCCAGTTGCTTTTACAGTACCAGCAGCTATAACATTACCGTTAGTATCTAATGTAACGCCTGTACTATTACCTAAACCATCGGTAATAACTTTACCCCCAGAAGTTAAAACATCGTTGTCGGTAGTTTTTAGCAGACCGTCATACGTACTGCTTATTGTTTGTCCAGTTAAACTTGCCATATTATATTTTTTTATGTATTATCCCAATCAGTACTTTGGTCTTGCCAAGAATTAACCTGGTCTTGCCAAAAATCACTAATTATAGTTATAGTTTTTTGTATTATTCTTGTTAAATTATTTCCTATGCCTAGCATAACATTACCTTAAATAAGCAATCACTTTACCGCTTGTAACATTAACATCTTCAAAATTTCCATAAATAGCCTGACCAGCAGATAGCGATAAACTTGTAATAGTTGTGTCTCCGCCATCAGTACTATTTGTCATACTAATAACACAATCTGCTAAAACTTGTAAGGCAGCAAAATTTTCATTTGCTACACTTGTTTCGCCACTACTTAAAATTCTAAGTCCATAATCGCCAAAAGAAGCCCTTTGAAATACGCTAGTATATTGCAATTCGTTTGCCATAAATCTATTTTTTTACAAAGTTAAGCAAAAAGCTACAACTTAATTTTGAGCAGTAATAGGTTTACAATTACTGAAAAAATTAAAGACAATACTAACCAAATAGGCGTTCTGTATTTAATCTTTAGTGTGTCGCTTTTTTGAGTAGTATCTATCGCTTTACTTTCGTATCGCTTTTCAATACTTTGTACAATACTATCTAAGTTTATATTAGCTTGTATAACGTTGTTTTTTGATTGTATGGTAATTTGCCCTTGTGCAGTTTTTAATCGTTCCTTAAAAGGCTTTAAAACGCCTAATGAATCGCAAGGGCTTTCAATAAGTATAGTGTCATTTACCGCCTTAGTTACTATGCGGTCTTTGGTAAGTATAATTGTATCATTAACAATAACCTCCTTAGTCTGGGTTATTACTTTTTTAGCGGTACAACTTGCAAAAAGTAGTAATATTACTACGCTATATTTCAGCATCTTTTTTTGGTTTTGTTTTTATTTCTAAATCAAAACCTTCTGGTGCTATCTTTAATAATTTTTGCATCGTTAATTTACTGTTAGTTACATCTTTGTAACCGTCAGAGTTTAAATCAGCTAATTTTTCTCCAATTAAAATGCAACCTTTTGTTTGAGACTTAAAGTTGCCAATATGAATAAGTATAAAAGAGCGCCCAGAAACGTCTTGTATATGATAGTGTTTGTTATACCTTGCAGATTGTCTGGTTATTACTTTGTAATTACCTAAAGGTATGCAGCTTTCGTTTCTTTTATTATCAAGCCAGGGCAATTCTAACGTTTTGCAGCTAAATAATTTATTGCCTTCTTCGTCTGTTAAAACTAATGTGCCTAAAGTTTGCGCCTCTTGTAGTTTATCTCTTGTAATTGTTGCCTTCATATTTAAAATAAGTAGTTTTAATTATACTTAATATAACATTTATGTTATAAATAAGATACATAATTGTTTTTTTTCCGATTAACTGCACAATTTTTAACCTATTATTTGCACACCTATATGCAAAAACTTAATAAGTTAAAACTTTTTATCCTTATTGTTTTTTATAATGCTTCTTAAACCGTCAATAATAGTATCTGGCGCAAATAAAAATCCTATTCCTACAACTAACAAAATGGAAAATTGAAATACTTTACTGTCTTGTACAATAAAAATATAAGCAATTCCAGCTCCTATAATTAGCAAACCTAAAACAGTAGTTTTCCAACCGGCAACGATATTTTTCATAATAAAAATAAATTATAAATGGCGCCTACAACACCAACAACCCAAATTATAAATAATATATAACAAAAATATTTAAGAAGCGTGTATGTCATCTCGCACTTCTTTAGTTTTTCTAACAATACCGTTTTTAACAATAGTATTTGCGCTACCTTTTTTATCCAATGCTTTACCCTTGGCGGCATCATCTTGTATTTTTAACTCTTTTTTTAACTTACGTTCCTCATTCATTATATACCATTTTTGCAAGGTGTAACCAATAGCAACCGCAGTAAGTAATAATTTTAATGTTATATCTATTTGAGTAAAGTTAAAAGCCATTGCAATCGTGTTTAGGCCGTAAATTTTAAGGTCGTTAATTGTAGTCATTTTATAAGTCTTTGTGCTTTTGTGTGCATTGAATAAAATATATTACATCGTAAATATTTCCATTATGAGAACTTTTAACTTTTAAAGAAAGCCCATTTGTTATAACATCGCTATCGGCGTAATATGGTAAGTTAATAGCAAACGTATGCTCAATATCGTTACCCTTTGGAAATACTACGGTTTGGTGTACCCTTTCATAAGGTGTGCCATTTCCGCCTTCCATAAAAATATCTAAAAACCCATTAGCGTTTGAAATCTTAGCCTTAAATGCAAAGGTCAAAAAATAAACATCGTTTTCGCTTTCAGCTTTTATCTTTTGCGTATCTGCATCGTAAAAAGGTACGGTACTATGTATATGGTCATTTATTACACTGCCGGCGTTATTTGAAACAGTAAAAGACGTTTCTCCTGTCATTACATAAGGCGCAGCGCTAGTATATTGTGTATCGTCATATCTAGCCCAACCAACTCGTTCGTCATATAAAACATTAACGCTTGCTTTTATCTCGTTAAGATTGTCAGCAGTTACTTTATTTATAGAAGGTAATTCGCTAACCTGGTTATCTATTTTGGTAGTATATGTAATTTGTGCCATATTAACTTTGTAATTCTATTTGTAATTTATTTTGCAAGCCACCGGTTTTATCTATTGGCTCAACTCTATTTGACAATTCTAATATTGCCCTATAATATGTATGGTCTTTTAAATCGTCTTGTAAATACGTAATGCCCTCATTGACGCTAGTATAAACATTAAATCCAGCAGCAGTTAAATCTAAATAATCCGCAGACCTTGTACGTAGCAAAGATAATATTTTTGAAATTGCTAAATTACAGTCAAGTTCCCCACCATTGTCGCCAACAAACCTTGTAACAACTTCAACCCTGGTAATCAACTCCATTGTTAGGCTGCTTTGGTTTTGGTCTATTTCGTTATTAGAAACGCTATAAACTATAACATAAGGCGCCTTGGCATTGCTCGGTACTCTGTTATAAACCGGCAAAGCCTTGTTGTTTATTAAAACCTGTCCATTTAACCTTTCAATTATTGCCTTGCGTAAGTAATGTATTGCCTCTAGCATTATTTAGTTAATTTTTTAATTCTGTTATTTATATCAATCATACCTTTTGCCAATGCTATTCGCAAAGAACTAAAAAAGAACGGCCTCGCTGGTAAATTAACCTCTCTAATGCCATTACCTTTAAATTGCGCTGCATAACTTGCAGGTATGCCTAATTCCTCCATTTCGCTAAGGTTTACAAGCCTGCCAGTCCCATATTCTACATAAGGCGCATATTTTACGCTTGCTTTAAAAACAACAGTATTTTTGTCTGCTTTACTAGCCGATATACTCCTTTTTAAATCTCCGTTATCAACAACGACATTTTGTTTTGCTATTCTAGCAGCGTCAAAAGCTACAGTAGCTAAAGCATTGCTTAACTCTTGTTCGCTTAAACCTTTAAGTCTAGCGATTTTTTTGTTAAGCGCCTTTAAATGTGGCTGGCTAATTTTAGCTTGCATTATTCTACTTTTGTGGCCATTAGCGTCGTATAAAAATCCAATGTGCTTTCGAACTTATCATTTATACGGTAATTACCTGTTTGATTGCTTACAACTATTGTATCGCCAATTTCTATTTTGTCTGCGCTTTTTTTACGCATAGTGATTTTAATTTCTGTACTTAGAGCGCGTTTGCCGCTTATTGTATCTATTTCGCCCTTTATAACATCAACGTCTGCCCAAAAACCTATATTGTATTCGGCAGTGTTATTCCATCCACCAAATTCGTCTTGAACCCTAGTATATTTTGTTACTGTAATTCTTTTATTTAGCTTGCCTGCCTGCATATTATATAAACATTGTTTTATATCCTGCCAATATGCTTTTTACATCGCTAGGCACTTTTTCTAAATCGCCTGTTGTTAAAGAGTAGTCAGCCCTATTATCGTAATACGTGCTAACCAACTGCAATAAGGCTTGCTTTATTAATCCGTCGTTTATTCCGGTAGTCGTATAAGTAACCTTTACGTTGTCGGCAGGGCCACCGTCTAATTCAATGCTTAAATCGTCTAAACCGTATTCAGTATACTCTGCGGCGTTGCCATTAATTAAAACAGATACAACGCTTGCAATAGGCGCAAAAGGTAAATCAAACATACCGTTAGTGCTAGGTAAATAGTAGGTTCTATTTTTAGGTACAATATCTCTACTTATATAATTCTCGCACCAAATACGTGCCTGGGTAATCATATTAGTTATAATGGCGTTGTCCTCGTCGCTATCAATACGAACGTAGTTCTTTACGTCCCCTAATGTAATTATTTCGTTGCCTAGTAAACTATTTACTTTTATTTGTCGCATTGCTTATTTCTTTTTAGTTCTGCGTCTTTTAGGCGCTTTATCTTCTTTAGTTTCAATAGCAACCTTTTGCTCTTTATGCTCAATGGCTATTCCGACGGCTAAATAATGCCTAGCAGTATCGTCTTTAACTTCTACAATAGTATTTTTTTTATGCACTTGGTTGCCGTCAACAACACTTTTTAACATTAATAATTTCATTGTATTTATTTTTTGTAAAGATAAAAAAAAAGGCACTACCAAAAGATAGCGCCCTTACCATTAACTAAACTGAATTTATTATGAATCAAAACAGTAAGGCAAAGTTATTAAAAAAATCCTTACGTTCCTGCGTTATTCGCATACTAGTTTGCCCTTCGTTTTTCACTATTAACCAATCTTCTGTTTCATATAAATAAATTGCGTAATACTCAAAATCTGTTAATTTGTATTTTTTCTTACCGTAATTTAGCAACTTATTTTTGTTGTTAGAGTCAAATAAATTTCTTGTTTTAACTTGAACCTTAAACAATCGCTTGCCGTTATCTACTACGCAATCATATACGCAGCTATCTAAAATAGGCTTAGAAACAATAAAACCTAACTCCATACACTTTAAAAAAAACAAGTGTTCAGCATAACAACCACGTTCGTTAGTTTCCATTTGCATATTCAAATATACAAAAAAGGCGCCTAACCAATTTTAAGCGCCTTTTAGCATTCAAACAAACAAACTACTTACTTACTCTTAAAACTCCTTACAATGGTGTTTATTTGCAGCCCTAGCATAAAGCTAATAACTATAAAACTAAACCAGTTAAAGTTTATAAATGTATTAACCCACCATAGGCCGCCTACTAATAATAATATAATAATGTTTCCAATTTTTTCGCTAGTCATATAATTTAATTTAATTGTTAGTTATTTTTTCAATGCAAATTCGTGTCAGTTCCTCTAACTGCCCAAAAGAAAATATATCGTATATATCAACCTCCCCAGCAAATATATGGTAAATTTCAAACTCGTCTCCACTTCCTGGGTAGTCAAAAGAGCGTTCCTCGCCCTCGTGATATTCGCCTTCTACTGTAAGGCTAACACCTCTATAATTGACCTGTAATAGTCTCATACTCTATTTCTATTTTTCTAATTAATAAATCCCTTACTTTGGTTAGTTTGTTTCTTACAAGAGCATTGTCCGAAAGCTCGGCTAAATAAATGCAGTCGTTTAAGTGGCTAAATATTTCGTCCATAGGTTGATTATTTAATTTAAAGCTAATTTAAAATAAATTTTTAATATATACCAAACAAAATGCAAAAATATTTTAAATTTATTTTTTAGGCATAAAAAAACCCCAGCCGTTAAGCCAGGGTTTAGTTTGTTATTCAGTAACTAATTAAGCAGTCTCTAAAGCAGCTTTATCAGTTGCGAAGTCTCCAGTTACGAATCCTTTTGGTAGGTAGTTAGTTAAAGCAATTCTTTCACTTACTCTTACAGTAACGAAACCGTCTCTAACGTTAGTACCATCTTCTCTGAAGAACTCAACGCTTACGTTATCTCTAACCCATAGTTGCGTACCCATTCCAAAGTTACCTACTAAGTAATCTCCGGCAGGAATAGCCGTGTTGATTACAACAGGAACACCTAAGAAAGTAGGCTGCAATCCAGCGTAAACAGAATCTTTAATGTAGTGGTTGTCAGAACCTTTTAACAATAAGATTTTGTGGAAATCAGTTGGGTTAAGCATAATATAATCAGCGTTGTAGTTAGATAACGCTAATTGGTTTAATGCAGCAGTTAATACGTCAAACTCGTTAGCAGCTTCTACCGCTCCAGCAAACCCACCGGCAGCAAATGCAGTTGCATCTGTAATGATACCAGATAAGTTAGAACCTGTACCAGCACCGCTTAAAATTTGCGTGTCCTCAACTTCTAATAATTTTTCTGGCGCTCTTGCAGAAAGGTAAGAAGTTAATTGTGGCGTGTCAGCTAACATTTCCTCTGAAATTCTAAAGTAAGTACCGATTTTTCTAACGTTAGCGTCAGCAGCAGTCATATCGAAATCAGACTGTGCCATTGTAGCGCCTTCTGCAACTGGTGCAGCACCATTAGAATATCCGCTTTCTTTTACGAATCTTACTACGTCAGAAGTTGTAGAACCTTGTGGTATTAACTGTCTAGCGTGTACAGGTCTTGTTGGGTCAAATTTGTACCCAGGTACTCTGTCAGCAGCAATAACTTCGCCAGTAAAATCAGCGCCAGTTGTCATATCAGCTTTAACCTCAAAAGATGCAGAGCGTGAACCACCTTTTACAAGGCTTTCAATAGCACCGTCTTTTAACGCAGTCAATAAGCCGTTTTTAAAAGATGCAGGTTTAGAAGCCTCAAATCTTTTTTTAGCAGCAGTTTCGCTAGCGTCTAATCTTTCGTTAAGTTCGTTGAACTTGTTTACAAGGTTGGTAACCTCGCCTTTAATCATTTCGTCTGCTTTTCCTGTTGCAGACTCTAACGCTTGGCCATAAGCCTTTTCAATGCGTGAATCAATTTCGTTAGAAATATTATCTAACTGTGATTTTAAATTTTCGTCCATTTTATTATTTTTTAAGACTGTTATACAAATATTTCAATACCTCGCTAACATCTTCGTTTTTTGTTTCCGGCAAAGTGTCCTCAACAGACGGCTCTGTGGCATTTACAAATAAAGATTTTAGCTTGTAAAGTTCAGCTTCAATAGCATAACCTAACTCGTCGGATATATCGCCCTTACGAATTAGCTTTGCTAGGTTATCATATTTATTAGCTATTTTCTCAACGTCCATATTACCTTTAACGTCTAGTATTAAGGCTTGGTCGTTTGCTGCTAATGTAACGGCGCTAATTTCAAAAAGTTTAACCTCTCTAATTTCACGAACACCATTAACCATAGCTTTATTGATTGGCAAAATACCAACGCTATTTTCAGTAACTACGCCTGCCTTAATTAATTGCATTACGTCTTTACCTAATCTAGTTTGCGGTATTTCAGCTTCAAATACTAAACCTTTTTCGTCCTCGTAAAGACTTAGCATTTTACCAAGTGGCCAATCCATATTATGCTGGTATAAATACCTAACACGGTCGCCATTTTCTTTTATAGTTTTAGTATATGCGCCTTTTGTAATTATATCGCCGTCCGAATCTTTGTTTCCAAAAACTGAACCGTAACCTTTAACAATACCGCTTTTATCGTCGGCATCTAAAAGTTCGCCCATTGGCGATGCTTTATATAACATCATAGTTTATAAAATTTTTGTAAAGATATTAAATTTTGTTTTATTTAAGTTAGTCGTCCAACTCGCCCAATTCCCTTAGTTTTTTACGCGACCAATTTAAACCAGCCTTACCACCCCATAATAAATAAGAAATAGTACCGCAGGCTTTTGTATCGCTTGGGTCGTAATATTCTAAAGCCCTACTTAAATAAGAATACATACGCTTTATTGTTTTTACAGATATTTTTTCTTTTTTAGCTAATTGCTGCGCTCTTTGCTTACCTACGTCTGTGGCGCATTTGTTATTTAGCTTTTCGTTTAATTCAATGCCGCGTTTAGCATTATTACTTACGCTTTGTGGGTAATCATTATAAGTATCGTTTTCTGCCTTATGGTTTAAACTTTTAAATCCAAAACCTATATCAGTAATTATATCAGTTGTATTTGCGTCAGGCTTAGGAAATGGTGCGGCAGAACATCTGCAGTTTACAACGTTTCTAGCGCTACCACTACCAGGGCCAATAATATATTCACCGTCTACTAAAAAGTTTTTATTAAAATCTACTATCTGACCATTTGCAGCGCCGTGCCATTCGCGTTCTCTGCCATCCATAGACGTAATCCATTCCTTTTGCATATCCTGCCCAGCGTAAACACTTTGAGCGCTGCGCATAGTTGCTATATTTGCGGCCCTTGTTGCTTCGGTTCTAACTAAACGCCTAGCTTGAAATTTACTGTAATTATCATACTGGCGCATAAGCATCCTAGCCCTTACAACTTCGCCCTCTGCCATAAATATCGGGTCAGCCATTAGCTTACGCAATACCTTTAGTAAATTACTTTTTGCCGTGCCTTGCACTAACGTAACCCTTTCGGCAGCCACTTGCATACCATAAGAGCGAAAATAAGCGCGCCAGCTTTCTTGCTCTTGGGTTGCATCAAATTGCTTTGAAATGTATTTATCTGAATTTTTAGCGTACCAGTTTGCAAAGCGCATACCAATACTCTCATAAAGGCTTTCGTAACCCTTTTGGAAACCGTCCTTTGTAAATACCGCTAATAAATCTGCAGAATTTAAGGCGCCGTTTTGTGTGTATATATCAACGGCTTTTTTGCTTTCTGCCAAATAGTATTTTGTAAAATCTCGTAAACTTGCAGCTTCGGCAGTTTTTAAAAGGCTTTCAAAATCCTTTTGCCATTTTGCCCTTTGCTCATTATTCATTTACTGCTGGTTTGGTTCGTCTAGTAATGGGTCTGGCATATTTAACGGCATAAGGTTAGCTGGTATGTAGAAGTCATCCATTTGCACGTTTTCCTCTCTGCCATAATACATAGCTTCACGTTTTTCGTTTGGTGTAACCCACCAGGCTTGACCTAATTGCCCAACGATTTTTTCTAATTCGTCTTGCAGTTCTGGAACGGCGCTAAAATCAAAATCTATATAAACATTAGGGCCATATTGTGGCGCCAACCATCTGTTCAATTCGTCTCTTAATTTTACCAATTCTGGAATTACCGCGTTTTGATATAAAGCCTTTTTGGCTTCTTTCATATTGTTGTAAGTAGAACTGTCTGTGTTATTTAAAAGTTGTACCGGTACGTTGTAAACATTACAAAGGTCTTTAACAGTAGAATTGTACTGCTCAATAAGCGCCAAATCTGTTGCAGGCAATCCAAAGTTTACCCAGCTTAACTTAGACGGCGTTATAATAATATCTCCAGCATTTTGGCTGCCTTGGTGCTGCTTTCTAAATTTGTCTTTTAACGCTTGCGCTTGCACTTCGTTTATATCTCCTTCATCGCTCATTAAAATACCTCTAGCCGTTTGGTTTTGTAGGTATTTAACCCCAGTTGTAAGCGCTTCGTTATTTGCAGTTAAAGAACGCAAACCAGCGCGTAATGGCGACTGTCCGTATAAATGCGTACCAGTACCGTCGTAATCTGGGTTAAAATCTTTTATGTGGCATATAGCGTCAGCGTCAGCCTCAAAAGTTCCGTTGTATTGCAGCTTATAACCTTGCACCGGCTCTAATATACCACCACTTACAATTTCTACGTTTTGCGAAGGCAATACATAAAGTTCCGTAAATTTATTTGCGTTGCTACCAGTTTCTGGCCCAATACCATAGATAAATCTATTTCCTGTCAATTTACCAAAAGCTATAATTTCAGTTAGCCAAGCGTTATAAGATTGCGCAGGGTTTGGGCGTTCTAATAATTCGTGTAATGGGTGTCCTTCTAATTCGTTAAACGCCTTAGCTTTTAATACCCTAGCATTGTGCATTACGTTGCCGTCCATATATCCGCTAGTCATTGATTTGTAGCGCTTAGAATCTGCAACGTTTTTAACCTCATACACTTGCAGCGGTATTGTAGTTGCCGCTTTTGTAATTAGGTTAATAATAGAGTAAACAGTTGCGTTTGTTTGGTAGCCTTGCTTTATATATGTGTCGTCATTCTCTTGGTTCCATACAATGGAATTACCAAGCCAGTTATATAGCGCTTTATTGTAATTTATATTGGTGTTTTGTGCGCCTTTAGTAACAAGCGACTTTATTCTGTCCAGGATAGATGCCATTGTCTATATAAAATTTTTTGTAAAAATACGAATTTTACACTACAAAAAAGTTATTAATTAAATTACGTTCTATTGAGTAGCTAGTAACGTCTATATGTTCGTCGTGTTTAGCGTTTGGGAAAGTGCTAACTTGTTGAATAAACGCTTCGTTCCAATTATCCTTAACTAAAAACACCCTGCCACCTTCAATAAATGGCGACGATGCCCTGGCCCTTTCAATTTTTGAATACTTTACAAAGTTAGTTTTTAACTCGCTTACATTAAAATTTGTTTCGCGCCTTAATAACTGAACTAATGATTTCCCAGATGCTTTAGGCTCTACTAAAATTTGTTGTATATGTACACTGCAACTTTTCACAAAACTTTCAATAAAAGTTTTAAGTTCTGGCATTTCTAAGTATTTATCTATGCTTTTAAGTATATACAAATTACCGTCTTTACCTTTACCGCTAATCTGTATTCCTGTTGGGTCGTTTCTTGTGTCTTTTGTATATGCGCCATCTATAAACATTTCCCAATAAACATCCGCTGGAACCTCGGCTTTGTTTATTATACTAAACCAATCTTTGCGCCATTCCCCACCCTCTTGCGGTGCTGGCTCTTGCATATACTGACCGCTAAAAGTATAACGGTCTGCCTGCCTAATAGCTTCTAGTTCGTCAAAGCTATGTTTGCTGGGCCATAGTGCATTATTGTTTTCGTCTATTGCAGCTAACTTTAAATGGTGCCATTTTTCTCCACTACCACCGTCTAATAGATAGCCGCTTAAATCGTCTTCGTGCAACCTTTGCATAATAACTATAATAGGCACGTCTCTGCTATTTACACGCGACCTAATGGTAGTATTGTATCGGTTATTAATAAACGAGCGCTTAACATCTGAAACGGCATCGTCCGGCTTTAAAGGGTCGTCAATAATAATAGCCCCACCAGTACCAGCACCAAATCCAGTTATAGCACCCCCAGAAGCGGTAGCATAAACACCGCCGCCAGCAGTTGTGTACCACTTCTTTTGGCTTTGGCTATCTTTTTTAAGTTGCAATGGCCAAATGCTTTGATAAGCGTCGCTAGTAATATAGTCCCTAGTTTGGCTAGAATTATCTAATGCTAAGGCGTCTGAATAAGATAAGTGTATAAATTTTGAAGCTGGGTTTTTAGCAAGCGACCAGGCCATAAACATTTTAACGGCAATCTCGGTCTTACCATACCTAGGCGGTATATTTATTATAAGGCGGTTTATTTCGCCTTTGCTTACCTTTTCAAGGGTTTCGGCCATTTGGATATGAAATGGCGCCACTTCAAACCTATTGCCTGTATTTTCTTTAAAAATAAATCTTGTAAAGAATAGTAAGCTATTAATACATTTATCTTTAATAATCTCCCTAACTGCTTCCATTTTCCCATTTTAGTATTCTTTATCTAGTATTTGGTCTATTTTTTCTTTTGTTTCTTTTGACATTTTAGAAATAGAAACATCTGCTTTATGTTTTATTTCTTGTCTTGAACCGTTAAGCCTATGTGCTTCGTCATCGGTAGCTATCATTTTCATAAGGGCAACTTGCAAAGTAGCGTTTTCAGATTTGTACCATTTATTGCGCATAGAAACTTTAACATTAATTTTATTTTTTGCTAAAGCGTCCTTTATACTGTCCAATTTATCTAAGCCGTGATTATAAAACGTTGCTCGTGAGCAGCTTATATAAGCGATAATATCTTCTATAAAAAACAGTTTATATTTTTCAATAGCATTAAGCGCTTCTTGTTCTAATTTATCTGTATTGTATGTATTTGAATTTTTACTTTTTGCCATATTATTTTATTTTTGCGCCGCAGGTTGGGCATATCTCTTTAGGTATATCTGCATCTTTACTATCATTAACTGGGTCTGCATCTTCAGCAAATAATTCTTTTGGCATTTCAATACCCCAGTCTACTAAATTTTCAGTATTCCATTCGTTAGCTAATATTTCCCAATCCCAAGACCCAAAGCTAGAATTATCTTTTATAATAAATTGGTCTTTTTGGTCTTGCGTCCAGTATTTAATTTGGTGTATATAAATCTCTTTGTAACCAGCTTCTTTTAATGCTTTTAAACGCATATTGCCGCCTAAAACAATAAAATTTTCGTCTACAACTAAAGGTCTAACTTGTAACATTTCTGGAAACTCTTTTAATGAATTTACAAGTTTTTTAAAGTTTTGCTTATTTATATATCTAGGGTTTGTTTCGTTTTCCTTTGGTATATCTATGCTAATCTTTTGAATCATATACTTAATTTATCTAATTGCCAGTTTTTACCTATTTTATTTAAAACGTCAATAAGTGGTTCTGGTGCCGTGCTATTCCATTGACCAATATAATATGCCGCTTCAACCTTACATTCTCGCAAAGGTATATCTTTACTGTCGTTTTT